GGTTTGGATTAAGCGACGATCAGGGGCTGACCCCCATAATTTGTACGACACTGAACGTGGAGTTGGTAAGATATTGAAATGCGACCGAACTGCTGTTCAATCAACTTCCAGTAATGGTCTTACATCTTTTAACTCAAACGGATTCACTCTAGGCACAGATGTTGACGGGCATGGTTCCAACCCAAGTGGTGAAGACTTGGCCTCCTGGACATTCCGCAAAGCGCCTGGTTTCTTTGATGTAGTTACTTATACGGGAAATGGTACAGCTGGTAGAACCGTATCTCACTCGCTCGGCAGTGTACCGGGGATGATAATTGTAAAAAGAACTGATAGCTCCAACGATTGGGCTGTCTATCACAGAAGTACGTTCGCTTACCAATTTTTAAAGCTTAATACCACGGCTAGCGCTGCTATAAGTGATCAGTATTGGTACGACACAAACCCAACTAGCTCTGTGTTTACCGTTGGAGCCGGTGCGGAAGTTAACGCTTCTGGAGGTTCTTACGTTGCTTACATCTTTGCCCATGACGACGCATCGTTTGGCACGGATGAGGATGAAAGCATTATTAAATGTGGGAGTTATACGGGCACAGGATCAAGTAATAATACTGTAAATCTTGGGTTTGAACCTCAGTGGGTAATGATAAAAGGCTCTGATAATGTTAGCAGCCCCTGGTGGATGTTTGACAATATGCGTGGCGTTCCTACAGGTGGGGCTGATGCGTATCTTCGTGCCGATGATTCTGCTGCTGAATCTGATTTTGAGCTTATAACTTTTAATTCAACCGGATTTTCTATAGAAGGAACCGGCTCTACATTTAATAACAGTGGTTCAACCTACATCTACATGGCAATCCGCCGTCCGAATAAGCCGCCGGAAGCTGCGACGGAAGTGTTTGCTATTGATACAGGTAGCGGTTCCTCTATTCCAAATTGGGACAGTGGTTTTCCTGTAGATGCGTCATGGACCAAGAGTGTTACTGCAGCTGGCGATCCAGGCTTTTTCACCTCAAGACTTATAGGGTCTAGAGGAGGTTACACTCATTACGCTAATGCCGAACATGCTGACAGCGGCGTTGAATGGGACTCCAACGTAGGATGGGGTAAAAATTATGGTAGTGGTTATATTTCGTTTATGTTCAAACGTGCCCCAGGTTTCTTTGATGTAGTTGCTTATACGGGGACAGGTTCAGCGCAAAACGTAACCCACAACCTAGACGCCGTCCCTGAGCTAATAATTGTTAAGGCAAGAGACGTTGTTGATCATTGGCAGGTGTACTCATCCGTAACTGATGAGACTGACTTTTTGATGCTTAATCAAACCGACGCTACCAGTGATCAAGCCAGCAAGTGGAACGACACTGCTCCAACATCTAGCGTTTTTACGGTTAATACGGACACAGGCGTAAATCAAAGCACTAAGGCATATGTCGCCTACCTATTCGCAACCTTACCCGGGATTAGTAAAGTAGGTACTTACACAGGAACTGGAAGTGCAAATAACATTGACTGCGGATTTACTGCAGGTGCAAGGTTTGTATTGATTAAACGAACAGATGCTAGTGGTGATTGGTTTGTTTTTGATACAGCTCGAGGAATTGTTAGCGGAAATGATTTCTTCTTAAAACTGAATTCAACCTCCGCACAAGCAGGTGGTGATGATTATATCGATCCTTACGCCGCTGGTTTTACCATTAACGGAACTTATTCCGGACTCAACGCCTCTGGCGGCACCTACATTTTCCTTGCAATCGCTTAAACATAACTAACTATGGAAATTAGAAATCGATCAAATGGTGAATTGACTACTGTTAGTCAGTTCAAAGCAACACAACCGAATACAAGCTTCCCTAAGCAAATTACAACTGAAATCCTTGATAGTTATGGCTATGATGCTGTACTTAATGGTGCTGCAGCTACTGTTACTGCACCTTATGGTGTTAGTACACGTGATGGTGTCGAAGAGATTGATGGCAAGTGGTTTACTAAGTTTATCGCTGGTCCAGTCTTTACCGACACTACAGATGACGAAGGTGCTGTAACTACAGCAGCAGATAACGAAGCTGCATACCGTACTGGTATTGACACACAAGCTGCAACGTCTGTACGTGCAGAACGTGACAAGCTAATTGCTGAATCTGATTGGACACAACTGGCTGATAGTCAACTGTCTGATTCAGTTAAAGCTACTTGGGTTACCTATCGTCAAGCACTACGTGACCTACCTGCAGCAGAAGGTTTTCCACACACTATTACTTGGCCGACAAAACCATCTTAATTATTATGATTACACTTATCCGTCCAGTTCTGTTTTCTTTTATCCAATCTCCAAAGGTCAAACGCTTGATTGTTGACCTGCTACGGAAAATGGCTACAACAACAGACAATACAGTTGATGACACCGCTGTTGATTTTATTGAACGCGGTCTATTTGGCGCTGAAGGGTTGTATGGTGCCGAGTGATGGAGTGGGTTGACCCACCCAAACTACCCTCTCTATTGCTCCCTGAAGCGTTCCAATTACCTATACCTATACTAGAGGTACCTCAGGCAGATATACCCTCGTATGAGCCTCTTGTGGTACCTCCTAACATGCTTAGGCCACCTCCAGGGGTAGAGGGTATAAATGTAGATCCTGCACCTGAAAGTACAGATAGTCAGCAACAACAAACAAACAATCCAACATTAGCTAAACCAGCTATACCACCTGAAGCTCAGATCATTGAGATCCCATTTACGGACATTGAAGTCCCAATGCCGACGACAACGATCATGACTACAGCAGCAACTACAGCATTTATTTCTGTAGCTGCCACCCTTGCTGCTACATCACTATTTAAATACTTAGTGATGCTTATGAAACCCATATTTAAGCAAGCATGGAACAAGATGACAAAAAAGGCGGAATCATCAAATTCATCGTCCTTGTCTGGTCAGCCGGACTCCTAACTGCAAGTTATGCAGGATGGATGGAAAAGATGGATCCTACATATGTCGCTTCTATTCTTAGCGGAACTCTAGCAACCTTTTCTATATCAAGAGAAAAAAACAAATGAAGAAATTACTTTTACTTCTTTTTATTGCGGCTCCAGTATCTGCTCAAGTAACCCCAAATTTCACGCAAGGTTCAATGCAGTCAACAACAACTACCACCATTGATATTGACCGAACCATTGCTACAAATGTCTATGGTGGTGCATATTCATCATGGTCTGGAACAAACGTAACACCGAGCGGCGACATCGCAGACACCGCTACAACATTTTCAGTAACAAATGCTGGCGAGCAATTTCAACTAGAGATTGTAACCAGAGCAGCAGGAAAGATTCAAGACAGTCTAGTAACAGAAACAATCGAACAAGTTACTACTACTACATCCTTATCGGTCTTCTCTCAGTAAGTCCTGCTTACGCTGAAGAACCTAGGGTACAAAATACATCATCTCCTGTAGCTGCTGCAACAGGTAATGTGACCAATCAGGCGGTGCAGTTCCAGAACACTGGTGCGCCGTCTCGGCAATACTTTGCAAGCAATAATAGTTGTAATGGATCAACCATGCAATTCTCGCCCTTTTATATGGGCAATGATACTATTCCTTTCGATCACACAGGGTATGTACGGAGCAATAACTTCGGCGTACAACTGAACTTTTCTGTCCCCTTAGATGGTGGCATGATAGAAACCTGTAAAGGTATCGCCCGTAAACACGAACAAAAGATGCGTCTTGACTATGAATTAGTCAGAGCACTTAAGTGTACAGAAATTATGAAGTCAGGTTTTACCTTTAGACCTGGCAGTCGTGTCGAAATGCTTTGCCATGACATCGTTCCAATCGTTTCAATTAAATAATGGAAGCACTAGTAACTGCTGTCATCGCACTAGTTGCTGGCGGCGCTACATTAAATAACAGATTACACAGCCGAATAAATAATGTACATGATCGCATTAGTGGTCTTGACAGACGTATCGACGCTATTGAACTTAGCGTGGCTCAGGACTATGTATCTAAAGCTGATTTATCAGTCATGGTTCAGCGTATGGAAGATCATATGGTGCGTATTGAAAACAAACTAGACCAAATTGTCCTTAGAAATTAACTAAATGACTTACAACGTAGTAGATCTCCGTACTCAAAAGGTACTTGGTACTTATGAAACTGCTGAACAAGCAGTACGTGCAGAATCACACCTCGTGCATGAACCAGGTGAAACATGGTATGCAATTGAAGCACCCGTAGTAAAGAAAACACGAGCAAAGAAAGCTAATGTCAAAAAACAAAGCGAGTGAAGAACAATTTAATGAGCTACACAATCTAGTTACTAATGAGTTTCTAAACCGTGTTAAATCTGGTGAGGCAACTACACAAGATTTAAAAGCAGCTTGTGATTGGCTATCAAAGAATGACATCAGTGGTGTCGCATTTGAGGGTAACTCACTTGATAAATTGGCTAACATTATGCCAACTGTTGACCCCGAACTAGTCCAACGGAGGCTATATGGCTCGAAGCTCTAAACATAGCGGTGCTAAATTCGCTAATGGTAACTATAAATCATACCAGAAAAAGTATGATGGTTCCAAACTACAAATCTCAAAGCGGTCTGCTTTAAATAAAGAGAACCGACGCCGTGGTACTTATGGTAATGGAGATGGTAAAGATGTATCCCATAAAAAGGATGGATCTACATTTCTTGAAAAAGCCTCTAAGAATCGCGCCCGTGTCGGTAAAAAACGTAAAGCATGACCCCATTACTTCCAACTCCTGATCACTACCTATACAACTTAATAACCATGACATCCTCTGAAGCAAAGCGCCTTTGGAGGCGCAGTATTAAATTACACTTTGGCTGCACATGTGTTTATTGTGGAGAAACTTATGAATTACACGAACTTACTCTGGACCATGTACATCCTCGTTCTCTTGGGGGCGAAAATGTCAATACGAATGTCGTACCAGCATGTACCAGATGCAATCAGGACAAAGGAAGTAACCATTGGCAATCATGGATGAGAGCCAAATTTGGAGTTAATAAACTCCGTGAACACTTAATTATGGAGTATATTAATTAATGGCTTTAACAGAAGAAGATAAACTAGAAGAATGGGCTGTAAATCTAATTAATGATTATCAGGCTTCTGGTAATTATAGTAGTTCTGAACCTAAACGTATTGGACGTTTTTCAGGTGAACTTGTTGCTAATCCAGAAGCTTATTATGAGCTTTTAGATATGGCCCGTTCTCAGAATTTAACTGGTAAAGAACTTGTACAAACAGTTAGATCGATTGAAGATTTACTTTTAGGAGCTAAACAATCTATTAAAAACCCTAAAATTAAGGTTATGGTAGATTCTATGTCTTTTAATCCATCTGACAGAAGGCAATTAATTTCTGATGTTATTCATCATCTTTATGCTCAACGTACTGGTGGTGATACTTTACGAAAATTAAGTCAGCAAGAACGTAAATCAGGTAGAAATATTTTACGTTCTGAGGGTTATGAGTGGGGTAATATACCTAAAAATCTTAGAAGTTTATTTAGATCTTGGCATTTATATTCAGACAGATTACAGGGTGCTGAAAGAATTGGAGCAGATAGAGTTAGACAAGGTATAGAAGTAAAAGATTTTCAAAATCCTGTAATGCATCCTTCTGGAATGGATGTTAACCCAACAGGTACTATTAGAGGTGCTACAACAGCAGAAGAAGCTGTTTATGGAGTTGGTGGCAGTCCTGGAATGTTGGCTCAAATGGAAGCGCAAAAGGAAGCCACTTTAGCTGTAGAAGCTGATCCAAATTTGCAAAGAACACAACAAGCTGTAGATGAATTATTTGGTAGTCAGTATGACCCAGAAGCTAGTGGAAAAACTTTAGCAGAACGTAGACAACTTGGTATTGATAAAGCAGATGAATTAGCTGATATATTTGAAACTGCAGCAAGAAATTCTCCAGGAGTTAGAATATTAAATGGTGTTGCTAGGTGGATTCCAGGTGATAAAGAAGATTACTTACTTGGTGCGGGGCTTGCAGTTGCTGGTGCTGGTAGCACTTTATTAGCTGGTGGAAGTCCTGCTCAAGCTGCTGAAACTGGAAGAAGAGTTGCTGTAGATGTTGCTACTCAAGATTTTCAAGATATTAATACAGCACTAACTACAGAACGTAAAAAAGATTTACCTACACTACAACGTGATTTTCAAGGTTTGGCAGGTGTATCAAATGTTGCTACACTTATTCCAGGAATTAGAATTGGATCTGCTGTAGCCTCTCTTGTATTTACTGGTGCTGGAGTGGCTGTTGGTAATCGCATTAAACGTGATGAAAGAAAAGAACGGCGTCAACAATTCCTAGCTAATCCTAGGTATGTTAATCCAGACGATGATCACGTACTAACTCAGACTGATAAATCATTTAAAACAGGTAGATACTAACTAGACCCTGTAAGCCCCTCTAACCACCCTTTCACCTACTCTACGCTAGATTGTACCTATGAACACTTTAGACCTCCTTAAAGACGATTTTAAGCTATTCTTACAGGCTTTATGGAATGAACTCGACCTAC